ATCCTTTACAACTTGATATTGTGCATTAGATGGAGTAAGTAAAAATTCTTGAGGTTTTACAATTTTGACATCTTCATCATATACACCTCTGAAAAGAACTTCAAAAGACTGATCTGTACCTTTTGACGAATAAAAGTCTTTTGATTGCTTAATGAATATATTTTCGTTTAATCCATCTGTTAATTTTCTATCTTCTAAACCTGGTAATAGTTGATGTTTTGTTTTCTTTAAAAATTGTTGTAAAAATAGTGAACTTAAGTTCTGAACTGTTGATCCGATAGATGTTAATGAATTATCAGTAGCATAAACACTTCCTAAATGAGAAACAGCCTCTGTTTGATTAAAAACTAATGTGTCTGGTTGTGTTCCATCGGTATATGTAGTGATACCACAAAATCCTCTTACACAACCATTAAAAGTAGTATCAGTTTTACTGGTATATGTGATAATTTCATCGTCAATCTTTATAAGACCATACGTATCAGGAAATCCAATAGTTCCTGTTGGAGATTGACGCATATCAATAGTGATTACATCACCATATGCTTCAATATCAGCACCAAGAACAGCAGAGTATGTTGTATTTGTATTTTCGTTTAATTTTATATATTGATCAATATTCGTAAGCAGATCTACAGGAGCTCCTTTATTCTCCTGAGATTCATAATACTGCTTGGTAAATTCGGTGACTAAAGGGTACTCCGATCTAACATAATCGGGAAATTGACCTTCTACTATATCGGTGAGATTTACTCTTTTCTCTGACATTTTATATTTTATTGATTAGTATCCACCGTATCCGCCGCCACCGCCGCCGCCACTGCTACCACCTGAAGATGGTGTGCTTGGAGAAGATGTGGAAGTTGTTGATGTAGTTGTTGATGAAGATGTTGTAGCAGTCGTGGTGCTAGGTACACCAGCACTACTTGTTGTAACACTATCTATACTAGAAGTGACAGGGCCTCCTGAACGAACAAGATTTCCTGTGTCGTAACTTGAACTTACAATGTAACTAGATGCTGATGGATCTAATCCTGAAGAAATTTCATCTATTATCATATCAAAAGCACTATTAGATATATCTAATTGTAAGTAAAGATCCTGTAATCCAATAACATCATTTGAAAGAGGACTAGTAGATATTTCAATTATCTTCTGACCATCTTTTTCTTTACCATCAGTTATATTTACAGGATTTAATATCACAATACCTGCCTGATAATCAATAGTACCAACATTTCTCCTTACAATTGTAGGTGTTTTTGAATTTAGAGATGGTAATGTAAAAAAGAATAAAGAACCAGTTTTTAAATCATTATTTGGCAGATCACTAAGATATACTGTTTGATCTATTCCATTAATTTTAAATGCACTTGATTTGATGTTATATCCAGAAGCTCTCTTAACATGGAATGCATTACCAAATCCAATTGCATACTCTGCGAAGGAATTGACAGCGATTCTTAAATCACGTCTCATGTAAACCTTAGTAATGTTGGAAGTAACAGCATCACTACTGTTATCAATTATATTAAGGAACTTACTATACTTAAATCTAGCACCATATTTATTTAAATCACTGGAATCTGCATATTTTTTAGTATTATCGGATACTAATGTACCAATAGAATCTGCAGATGGTGCTAAATTTGTATTATAATATACACTTGAGTGAATTTCTACATAAAGATACTTCAAATCAAGTATTTCAGGAACAATTCCTGCAACAGCATACTTTTTAAGCTTGTTTTTGATGTTTTGTTTGATCAAATTTGGTAAAAAGTCGCCAAATCTTGGTTTTATACTGATGAAGACCTTACCATACTGTGGAGGAATCAATTCTTCGCCTCCAAAAACTGAAATTGACTCTGTTTCTGGATAAATTTTTGTTGGAATTAAAGATTCATAATCATTTGCAGTTAAAGCTCTGTTTTGAGAGGCATAAATGCGTGGAGCATACTTCTTAACCGAGTCTACAGACTCTATTGAGTCCCCTCCAGAAGACGCTCCAGCAGTCGTTAACAGTGATATACCTGATGTAACAGCATATTCAGTTGATCCTTGAGTATAGACCAATCTACCAGCAAATTGGAAAGCATTTATACCGTTTGCAGCGTCTCCATTTGATACAATATAGTTTGCAGAGATAAAATTACCATCTTCAAGTGCTTTTCCAAAAACATTATCACCAAAAAATATTTCATATTGCTCATCATCAGATTCTTGAAGATAAAATACGTTAGAATTCTTATCTATCTCAAAAAGGCTGTCTTGTCTGGTATATTTTGTTGATGGAGCGAACTGAGAGTTGTCAGTTTTAACAGAAATGTTAATTAAATCAGTATCAATACCAATATTAGGTAAAATAAACTTCTGATTTGGGTTTCTAGAACTATAAGTAAAGTTAGAAGTTAATAATGATCCCTCATTTATCTTAACATTGTTAAATTCTGCAGTATTATCTACTACAGGAACTGTAATATCCTCTGTAATTGAGAAAACATAAGAAGAATTACCAAAATTACCCGAACTTGAAGCAATCGGACCTGCTTTTAGCGTAACAGTTGATGGTCTAGGGGTTATATTTGTTGTATCTACGAAAAAAGTAATGAAAGCAGTTGCAGCTTTACGTGATCTTGGTAAATATCCTATATTTCTTGCTAATGAAACAACATTTTCTCTTAATGTTGCACTATCAATGAACACTTCATTTGCTACCATGTTAGCATTATATGAAGTTAGGTAAGTATTATATGCTAAAACGTTAAGAATTGTAGATAAATTAGATCCCTCGAAGTCATAATCCGTAAAATTGGAGTTTGACTTTAGATAATTCTTAAGAGTTGTCTTTACTTGATCAAAATCAAGGTTTGAAAAGTTAACTAATGGCATTTTTACCTAGTCGGTTGCAAAACAAATTGTAATGATTGTGGTGGAACATCAGCTCCTATGATTTGGTACGTGAGTGTAACATCAAAAGCATTGTTTTCAAAGTCTGGATTTGCAGTAACAGTGAATAGTTTAACTCTTGGTTCAAAATTATTGATAGACAATTTGATTTCATCTTCAATAATATTTGCAGTTATCCTATCAATGTTCTCAAACAGACTTTGTGACACTCTTGAACCAAAATTTTCATTAAAAAATTGTTCACCAGGCACAGTTAATACAATATTTCGCAAAGATCTGCTAATAGCAGTCTCATTTTTGAGGGCAATAAGGTCTGAATTCAGGGGATTAGTCTGAAATGACATACTTATGTCCTTAAAACCTTTACTTACCCTCTCTAATGGCATTTATATACGATTATTATATTATATTTTATTTATCATTGTTATTCTGGTACTAACTTTCTTCCCTTACTTCCCATTCAGTCATATATTTTCTATCTTCTTTCTGTTGTTCTTCAGTATATTCCGATTTTTCCTCTTTATTCTTAGTTTCTTTTGCTGTTTTCCAAAAATAATTCTCATCATTACCTAAACCATCACGGTCATGGCCATTTTCAACCTGATAATAGACGGTAGATACCTTAAAGTCAGGTATTTTTGGTGTCTCAGGTGTTAAACTATTATCATGTATACGCATTCTATTATTAGGATAGAGTGCAAATTGACCATTATCAAGTTCTATAAGGTTATGAGACTTATGTTCTGCTGGTTGTTCACTTGTAGAGTAATCAACGGCATCTACATCTTGATGATAGTTGTCTAATGTACAAATATATGTACCTGTCTGTGTACCATAATCTCTTGTATAGAGTTCATAGTGCATAGAACCTACAAATTGTTTCTGAACGGCTACAACACCATAGTCCATACAATTCCAAAACTGGAGGTTATGTAACTCCATGTCTGGATCTGGTATCTCTGGTTCACTTAGAAATGCTGATATTGGTAACTTATCAAACATTGCTGCGTATTCTGGTAAATATGTCTCAAAATAAAAAGCACGTCCAGGTATCGATTTTGCCGATACCCAAACGCCTTTGACAAATTCACCATGACCGCTTTTATGATCCGTTAAGTACTCTTTTCTTACCCATACCTCATATGAAGGTAGGTTACAAATCAATGCTGGCATAGTTTACTCCTTTAACTACCTTGGCCTCTGGTTCTCTTTTTTGCTGCGTTACGAGAG